TCTTGACCTTTATAAAGAGTCAATAGAAAGTATCAACAAGAAGATGAAGAATCTGAAGGTCAACAAACAACTTCTGACCGAAAGCGAAGAAGATTTCCTGAAGCAATTTGAAGCAGCAAAGAAGCCCACTCTGTTGAATTAAATTACATTTTAGTAACACTAAACAAAGTAAGAGCGAATCTTGCTGTGGCTGTTATTGGAGAAGTCTCTGAAGAACTTTCTGAGAAAGAAATGTCAGAAAGATAAATTGGGGCTATCTCCGATAAATTGAACTTGATTATAGGATTGTTGTGGCTGGAATAAATCGTTATTGTTCCGTCTACGAATCTAGGTTTTATTGACTTTCTGAAAGATAGGTCCATCATCCATTCGTATATTGCAAGCCAGTTCTTCATCTCCTCGTCCACGATAAAGCTAATAGATATTTCGCCAAAATCTGGTTTTGATGTTACTTCCTTACCTGCCAAAAAAGGAGTTGGAACGTTGCTGAATTGTAACGTGACGCTAGGAATGTTAAATGATGTGACAGCAAATTCTGCGTCCTGCATCCCAAGAATCTGTAGAGTTGCCCTGTTAGAAGTCAGGTAATTTAAGCCGTTGAATGATGCCATATAGCTTGAGATCTTTAGTTGTAAGGGTTACTAAATAATATTTAGTTCTGCAAAACACTTCCATTGTACAATAGACGGAGATATAAAATATGCCAACATTTGTAAGTCCAGGGGTATACGTTCGAGAAGTAGATCTCTCGACTGTAATTCCTGCTGCTTCCACATCAATAGGAGCCTTCGTTGGTTCCTTTAACTGGGGTCCAGTCGAGCAGCCAACGCTTGTTTCTTCTGAATCCAAACTATCCGAGTGGTTCGGAAAGCCAACCGTTGATACGACAGCAACCGACTTCCTTACTGCTGCCAGCTTTCTTTCTTACTCTGGTGCTCTTAAAGTCGTTCGGGTCGTTTCAGTAGACGGAGAAGTTCCAGCAGCCAACGCTGCAGTTGGCGGTGGTCTTTCTGGCGAAGACATGGTCAAGAATGAAACCCAAATCGAAGACGGTCTTCCACTCGACACTAAACCAGCTTTCTTTGCAAAATATCCTGGGAAACTTGGCAACTCTCTGAAGGTTGTTGTTCTTGACGAAGATATGTGGGACGCTATTGAAGCCGAGAGAGCAGCAGCAAAAGCAGATGGCGAAAAGTATCCTTCGCCAGAACTAACTCCAGAAGAGTATCAATTGGCAGTCGATAAGTTCTCTGCTTATATGAGTTTTGACTCTGCTCCAGTTTCAGCTAACAACGAACTTCACGTTGTAATTATTGACTCTGATGGAGCGTTTAGTGGTACTCCTGGAAACATTCTAGAAAAATATGGCTATGTCCAGACCACTCCTGGTGCCAAGAAAGCAGACGGAAGCAACAACTACATCCAAGACGTTATCACAAAAGGTTCTTCCTATGTAAATGTCGGCGCAGTTGACGACATCGCTGCTGGAGTATCTCCTCTAATTGAAGGAGCTGATGGTGGTGCTTGCTCTGCTAACGAATATGTTCTAGGTTGGGATCTATTCAACAACCAAGAAGAACAAGAAGACATTTCTCTTTTGATCTGTCCTTCGATCGACACCGATACAGACGCTACAGTTTCTAAGCATGTTATTGACATTGCTATTTCTAGAACTGATTGCGTTGCCTTTGTTTCTCCTCCACGGGCTTCTGTAGTCGGCGTTTCGCCTTCTGCCCAACTAGGAAATATCGTAGGTTGGAGAAAAGATTATCTTTCAGTTGACACTTCTTACGCTGTTATGGATAGCGGTTGGAAATATGTGTTCAACAAGTACCTTGATCGTTACGAGTGGATCCCACTTTGCGGTGACATCGCTGGTCTATGCGCAAGAACAGATACGACCAACGATCCTTGGTTCAGCCCTGCTGGATACAATCGTGGAAACATCAAGAACTGCATCAAACTTGCATTCAACCCAGACAAGGCTTCAAGAGATGAACTGTACTCTAGTGGCGTGAACCCTGTTGTAAACTTCCGTGGAACTGGTCCAATCCTGTTCGGCGACAAGACACTACAGACTCGCCCATCTGCGTTTGACCGAATCAACGTTCGTCGCTTGTTCATTGTTCTTGAAAGAGTTATCTCTAAGGCAAGTAAATACCAGTTGTTCGAATTTAACGACCAGTTCACTCGTGCTCAGTTCGTGAACATTGTTGAGCCTTTCCTTCGTGACGTCCAGGCTCGCCGTGGTATCTACGACTACAAGGTTGTTGCTGACGAAACTAACAACACACCTCAGGTCATTGATAGCAACACCTTCGTTGGCGACATTTACATCAAGCCAGCTAGATCGATCAACTTTATCCAGTTGTCGTTTGTTGCAGTTAGAACTGGTGTGAACTTTACCGAAGTCGTTGGTAAGTTCTAAAAAGAATAAGGGGAGATAACAATGGCATTTAATATCAATGATTTTCGTGGTAAGTTGGTCGGGGGTGGCGCTCGCGCCAACCTCTTCCAAGTAATTATCAACAGTCCGACGGGCGCATCCGTCGGACTTAACACCGAACAGATGTCTTTCATGTGTAAAGCTGCTAGTTTGCCTGGAAGCCAAGTTGGAACTATCCAGCTTCCATATTTTGGAAGATATGTTAAGGTCGCTGGCGACAGGACTTTCTCAGACTGGAACGTGACAGTAATCAACGACGAACCGTTTGATCTTCGCAACTCTTTCGAACGTTGGCAGTCAGCAATGGCTTCCTTCGATACAAAGGGCGGCAAGAAAACTGGTCTTGGCGCAACTGGCAATCCAGCTTCTTATTCTGTCAACGGTCAGGTTATCCAGTATGGCAAAGAAGGAAATGTTATTAAGAGAGTTAATCTTATCAATATGTTTCCTACCTCTGTCAGCGAAATCGCTCTTAGCTGGGATGCTTCCGAGTCGGTCGAAGAATTCCAAGTGACCTTTGCTTACGACTACTTCACTTCAGATTCCGCTATCTAAAAATAATAACAAGATGGCATAAAAACAATAACAAAACTTGGGCTTCTTCGGAAGCCCTTCTTTTTGGTAATAAATAATATATAACTTAACTGGTTCGTACAAAACAACTCTTTCTGGGAAGGTATATGGGATTTAAGATATTCGGCTTTGAGTTCGGTAAGAATGAAACCGATCCTAATTTGGTGACTCCTGTCGCACTAGACTCAGAAGCGGCAATAACCGTAGATTCTATGCCTTATGGTGGAGTTCAGACGTTTGCTCTAGACCTAGAAGGAATTGCGCAGTCAGAAAACGAATCAATCGACAAGTACAGAGAGATTTCAAATCTTCCAGAAGTCGACAGAGCATTGGAAGAAATCGTCGGAGACGCCATTATTGGTGACAACGAAAGACCTCCTATCACACTTAAATTAGACGATCTAGAAGTTCCAGACAAGATTAAAGACAAAATCCAAGAAGAGTTCACCAACGTTCTTGGGCTTCTGCATTTCAGAACAAAAGGATACGACATTTTCCGTAGGTGGTACGTTGACGGTCGTATCCATTACCATCTTGTTATCGACCAGTCAAACCCGAAAGCTGGCATTCAAGAACTAAGATACATTGACGCCAAGAAGATCAAACGAGTTCGCGAATCGCTGAAGAGAAAAGGACAGACAGATCTGACCTCAGAAGAAGTGCTTCAAAAGAAGTTCATCGAGTATTACATCTACTCCGATAATTCTCTTGATCCGAAGAAGTCAACCGCATTCGGTTCTGCTACCCCGAATTCTATTGGAAGCACAAATCAAGACAACACAGTAAAACTTGCCAAGGACTCTGTCGCTTATTGTTCTTCTGGTCTTGTTGATCACAAGAACAACATTCCTATTTCTTTCCTTCAGAAAGCGATCAGACCAGCTAACAACCTTCGCATGATGGAAGACGCAATCGTCATCTATCGTATCACTCGTGCTCCAGAGCGCAGGATTTTCTACATCGACGTAGGAAACCTTCAGAAAGGCAGAGCCGAGCAGTATATGCAACAGATCATGACGAAGTACAAGAATAAACTTGTATATGACGCAAACACAGGTGAGATCAAGGACAACAGACGTCATCTTGCAATGACAGAGGATTTCTGGATCCCCCGCAAAGAAGGTAGCGCCGGAACCCAGATTGATACGCTTCCTTCCGGTGGTGCGCTCGGAGAACTCGGCGACGTCGACTACTTTAAGAAAAAACTTTGGGAATCTCTGAACATTCCTATGTCAAGAGTTTCTGATCAACCTTCTATGTTCAATTCAGGAACAGATATAACACGGGACGAATTAAGATTCTCAAGATTTATTTCTAGGCTTCGTGCAAAGTTCTCTGAACTACTACAAGACATTCTTGGCAAACAGTTAGTTCTAAAGAACGTGATGCCTCTTGAATACTGGGAAGCAATAAGAGATTCTATTGGGTTTGATTTCGTTGAAGACAATTATTTCTCCGAACAGATGCAGACTCAGCTTCTAACAGCAAGAATGCAAACTGCAACTATGGCTCAGCCTTTCATGGGTCAGTTCTTCTCCAAAGAATACGTCTACAAGAAGATCCTGATGATGGATGACGACGAGATCAAACAGATGAAGAAGCAGATGCAGAAAGAAATTGCAGCAGGGGAACTTATGGATCCAGTAGCGATGCAGCAACAACAGATGCAGCAAATGGATCCAAACCAACCTCCACAAGATCCAAGTCAACAGCAACCGCCACAATTTTGAGGACAAATAGATGACTCTTCCACATAACAACGAACAAGTTCTTAAGAACACATCAGACCAGTTCGCAATTCTTATCTCTAAGACTTTTGGTGATAACATCAACGAAGAAAACGTTGTCAAAACTGCTGTTCCTATCAAGGCTATCAAAAGAATTCAATATAACACTCACGGCGACGTCACAGTAGAGTTCAGATTTGCTTCTGACAATCCTTTGAACGGAAAAACTGTACTCCAGCTTTCTGGAACAGGCGAATTCGTTTTTGACAGCGAGAAGAACTGTGGTCCATTGAAGATTGACAGAACTCTGTACAACGGGCTTCTTGCCATCTCTACCCATAACGTAAAAGAAGGCGCTGGGTACACTTTGATCGTTTCTGGTTCCAAATAACATATGAAATTTTTTTCTGATGTAGGATATATGGAAATGGAAAGTTATATTTTACAAGAACTTTCCATCAAAGATCTATATTTTCCAAGATTGTATTGTGGGAAGATAAAACAAAGTATTGTTGCTGGAACTTGGAATATTTCTGAAGAAATTCCAGAAAATTTTGTTCGTTCTTCGGTGAGAGTTGGTGGAGTAGGGTACCATGACGAAGGGCATATAATATTTGCCATCTCCTTGAAAGTATTTGACAAGAAGTTGTTTTCTGATATTTTCTATACAATTCAAACCTGTATTAACGAATCATTAAACCAGTTAGGTATAGAATCTTATACTACTAAAGATCACCCAGGAATTTATCTTAAAAGAAAACAGCTATGCCCTATAACTTTTGGCGAAAATGTAAATGGTAAGGTTATATGCGCAAGTTTGAATTTTTCTGGGGATCTAGAAAATCACAACTCTGGATTAAATCTCTGCAACGTTTCATACCTTGTTGCTACATCAATAGAAAAAGAATATGGAAATTTGTTCGAAAGAACTGTTGTTGAAGAAACGGTTAGAAATAACCTAATAATTTCGCTAAATAAAAAATATGGTTTTATAATTGAGTAATAAGAGGCTATATGAAGCATTCGTTTGTTGGACTTTCAGAATCTCCGAGTAAGTTCAAAGAAATTATAGAAGAATCTCTAGGAAGCAAGGCGTATAGCATTCTTTCTAACAAAACCTTCCAGGAAGCGGCTGCCTTTGGTCTACTTGAATTCCAAGACAACGAAGACCAACAAATCCCTCAGATGACTCCAGAAGAGATTATCAAGTTCTTCTCTGACTGCACTGTCGTTAAT